ATCACAATTTCACCGGGGGTAAGGTGTCCGACAATCTGATCGCCTCCTCTACCTTCATCCGCAAGTTCATCTCCCATTGCTTCCATAGGAGCTTCACCTTCCGGCGGCATCATATCCATAGGCGGCATTCCACCGCCCATCATAGGATCCATTGGCATTCCTTCGGCGGGTGGCATTCCTCCACCCATCATAGGATCCATCGGCATCCCTTCAGGCATCATCATATCGGCCATAGTATTACCCCCTTATTTGGCTTTCATAAATTAATCTTAGTTTATTAACAACCTCACGCTGTCCATCTCTGCGTGCAGCCTCTCTAGTAAACTGCTCACTTGTCATCTCCCCCTGATACTCCATCAGGGGATACAGACTTTCGAGTCTTTTTACTAGTTCCTCTTCCACTCTGGGCCATTTCTGCATAGAGATTCTCCAGTCTTTCTATTCGGTCATTAAGCTCACCAAACATTTCTAGCTGTTCTGCTTTAGTTAATTCAGCACCAAGCTGAGCTTTAACTCTCATCATTTCCATTCTATTCATTGGATTCCTCCGTTAAATCTACGAGCTCACACGACCCACCACTGCACGCAAGCGTAGCTGTGGCTACCGTATGGTCACTCTCCTCATATTCTCTTAGCATGCTCCAGTCCAAGGACTCAGGCATTGCCATTCTGAGTTGGTTGTACATCCTCGCATCAATTGCCTCAAAAGGTGCTTGGTCATAGCAATGATCTTGCTTAGGCAAAAATGAGATACCGGACACGATGTCCCAGTTGTCCCACACCCACTGACCAATAGCCATGAAGTTGTCATCGGAGTATGACACCGTGACAGATGGCTTATGTTCACACCAATGCAACTGATACTCTTTCCATAATGCCAAGTGATCCATAGCATCCAACCCATCTTGGGTAATGGTTCCAGTCGGAGCCTTCATGGGAAACGCAAAGACCATAGTGGTCTGAGGTCTCATAATACAGGGCTCGTGAGGAAGACCTTGGTCTACCATAAACTGACAAATAGGATCCTTAACATCAACCCTTACTCGTCTAATATAATACTCAGCATATCTAGGATGAATACCTGAGGATGTATTGGCTACACAGGAGGTAGTACCACTTGGCTTACAGCAAGTAATAGACTTGCTAGGATTAATACCAAGCTTCTTAGACCACTCAAGGTTAGTTTCCTTGGCAATCTCCTTAAGATCCTTAAGGGTAAACCTAAGGAGACCTAAGCCATCCTGCCCAGACATCAGGGTATTGTCATAGATACCCGTAAACGAAACACCCAACAGCCGTTCCTCTTCGCAGTTATCCTTCCAGTTGCTACCCAGATAAGTGAAGTTAGTAAACTTCGATTGGATAGTACCCAGAATTGTAGCAAGTCGAACCTTAGTAGCAATTTCAGCATAGGTATCGTCCGGTTTAAGGACAACTTCTGTAAGGTTACAGAACTGCTGAGGTCTAAGGATGATCTCACTACACGGATTAGTACCGAAGTTAATGTCTTCGGTCTTACGTCCAGCCTTAGCAGCAAGGTTAGCCATTGCTTCCCTGTTGCAGATGCCTCGTTCGCCTGAATGAGAATCATACAGACTTGACCACTCTTGCATAAACGTACTAAGAGTAGGGCGTGAGTCATAAACAGCGGAGTTGTTCGCTAAGCTCCGATGTCCTGAGGCTTCCCACCAAGGTCCTGACTTAGCCATAGCCATCTCCCGGTCATACAGATCCGAAAGACTAATGAGGGCTGACCTACGGACAGCACCAGCAATGACAACCTCGCCAGTCAGGCAGACGATATCATGTACCTCAAGAGGTGTCAGCTTACGACCAGAAGCTTTCGTAAATGTATTCACTATGAAACGGAAGAGCCTTTCTAATGGAGCCGGTCCCGACGAGCGGCCTCCGAAAGTCTTGAGCCTTGCGCCAGCGGGCCGGATGTGCGAAGTATCCCATGTCGGGTGGACACCATTAAACAATGATTCTAAGAGCTGACGGTAGGCGTTAGCCCAGCCAACTCTCGAGTCCTCAACTACAATGTAGCTGTCTTCCACACGCTCAATCATATCAGGAACAACAGGGAGTTTCTCTACTTCCTTCTGCTCACATGAGAAACCCACGCCCGTACCACAGCACAGGATGTACAAGACATCGCTGAATGCTGAGATGCGGTCGATAGGAAGATAAGAACAATTGTACGTGCATACGTCATCAACATCAGCAGCAGGGCCTGCGGTCATCAGTGCTCTCATGCTGGGAAAGACTCTAAGTTCTTTGACAGCAGCACTTAACAACTTCATATCTTCTTCTTCCTTAGAAAGCTCAGGGAATCTAGAGTTAAGATAATTAAAGTATCTATCCACACATTCATCCCAAGTTTCTCTTCGACCCTCATCATCAAGCCAGCGACAATAGCGGCTGGTTACGATAAATTGCTGAAAATTGTCCATATCTACTCCTCTGCTCTTCTTGTCAGCCCAACTTTATAAATTGGCTGAAGTCATATAAGTTAAGATCCTTTGTTTCAGGATCATATTCACCATTATGAAGTATGCGGATACACCTAGCCATTGCCAACGCAAAGTCTTGGGGATCCATGTCCACTTCCTTACCTTCTGGTCTGGTTTCTTCTATGTATCTCTCGATGATAGAACTTTCCCAGTCCTCTCTCTCCAAAGAATCTAAGAACTTCTTAGCTTTCTTTGGACCCACTCGCCACAAACCCGGAAGACCATCAATCCTGTCACCTGTCATCCATTGGATGCAGAAGAATTCATGTGCGTCTTCCGGGGTGATGTACTGTGGGCCAAACTCCTTGTCAGGATTCCAATGCCAACCCGGTACACCTCGAAGATCTTTGTCCACTGTCACAGCCACAGCCTCACCGGAAGAGGCAGCCATGCCCAGAAGATCGTCTGCTTCTAGACGGTCCTCCATAATAGGGGTACAACAATCAAAGATCATTTCTCTTGATATGTCTAAAGACTCTGGCCTAGCCACCTCATCTCGGTTAGCTTTGTAGTGAGGCCAGTGGTCCCTTCTAAAGTTATTCTTTCTAGAATCAGAGAAGGCCACCTCTATTTCCATATCAGGATCTGGGCTCCACCGAAGGATATCATCCTTGAGTCTGTCCTCAAGCGAATCAATCCCTTCGATGTCAGCCCAGAAGGCAGCACGGTAGATGATGATGTCACCATCAAGGATGGCTTTGTTCGGCATCTTCATCGTTCTCCTCCTCCAGCTTCTCTATAAGTAAACGTAAGAAATCATCCATGATCTCAATCTTAGATGCTTCTCGGGTTTCCCTCTTTGCGGTGCAAAGGGCACAATCACAGTCCTCCTCTGCACCGTCCTTAGGGTTTTCGATACCGCACCAAACTGGCATCCACGCCTCGGCAGATTCTTTAAGATCTTTCTTAGTTCCTTCGTTGATAATATAATACTGGAATACTTCTTCATAGTTCTTTTCATTAGCCTCAACATTATTAGCCAGCATTTCTGATTCATGGTTACGCCACTCAGCATCGGAATCAATAAGAGTTCTATTGCCAGAAGAGATGAAGATCTGGGTTGCTCCCAGCTCCCTGCCAAACGCAACCTCATTCATAAAACGAACGTCATCAATAATGACAACTCGTTCCCAATGGCTGCGATCTTCTTCCAAAGCTTCAGCTTCAAGAGATCGTTGGTCATTGATCTTATCTCTCAGTACCTTAACCCAATAGTCTCTATCTTCAGTTCGCTTTTGAACTCCATACTTCTGACAAAACTCTCGGTATTCTTTTGGTTGATCTTCTTTAGTTAATCCTCTTTCGAGAGCGGCATCCTTTATGCCATCAGCAAGAGATAGGAGGACAGGGATCTGACCCATCTCAAAACTATACTCAGCAATTAGCTGTGCTAAGTAAGTCTTACCCACTCGTGCCTTTCCACTCAACATAATTATCTGCATTTTCTAACTCCTTTAATAACTTAAGAGGAAGTGTGTGGTTTTTAACTTTAAACCCCATAGACTGTAGGGTTTTGGTTGTAAATGTTACACAAGACTTTGGTTTCCAAAAAGGAAACACCCATCGGGTAACAAAATGCCACAGAATAATTTGCCACGGCTTAAT